TGCACCGGTTAAAAACAACGATGAATTGACCATCGTGTCCAGAATGTTATTTAACACCGGACCCGTGATGGCGCCGGTTCCGTTCAACGTGATTTGGGAGTTGATCGTGCCGAGAAGTTGTTGGCGGTTGTCTATTGTCACGGTATAGCTCCTAGTGCATCATGGCGACGATAAACATCAAGCCGCACGCGACCAAAACAATGAAGAGCAGGAAGACGCTACCGTACAGCATCACGTTACCCATCAACTCCTCCTGCGCTTTAGCAGCTTGAAGGCGGGCCGCAGCCTGTTCCTTCTTGATGCGCACGGTTTCCTTCAAGATTTGATCCCACGCAGATATACCATATTCCGAGATGAAAGTGTTTTTTACCTCGGCCAGCATGGTCTCAATCTCGACCTTAGCCGTAAACGCTTCAATGGCAATTTGTTCGGCTGTTTTTTCATCAAACAGGCCCGGCCTTGGAGGTTTGGCCGCAATCTTTGCAAGTTGCCCGGCGCTATCCAATAACGACATCATGTCGCCAAACATGCTTTGCAATTCTTTGCCTACGGAAATCCCCGTCTTCAGGGCTTCGTAGCTCCCCTTGGCAAGCGCGAGGATCGTAAGCGGGTCCACTACTTATCCGCCTTGCCGTCCAACTTGTCATAAATGCGCTGGAACATACTTTCGATATGATCCATGCGTTTGTCGAGGTCGTCTTTGAGAACGTAGCTTCGAGGAAGGTCTACCTCTAGGCTGTGAACATTCTCTCGCAACTTGCTGACCGAATCATAGAGTGAATGCGCAAACCACCCAACCCCCGCCAAGAAGGAACTGGCTAAAATGTTGAAGAGAGCTTGCGCATCCAGCATGGTGAGACCTTACTGAGCGGAGGTTTCTACGGGCGTTTCCGCCGAAACTTCGGCAGGCGCTTGGGGAGACGGCAGCTGGCTGGTGGCCGTAGCTTTGATCTTGTTGATCAAGTCGGCGACTTCCGCAAATGGGCGCTGGCTAAGGGCTTGAAGAATATAGTTAACTTCTTCAAGGGTGTGCTTCAGAACGAGTTCCATGATAAGCTCCTCATGGGGTTAAGTTGTTGCCCACGGCAACGCAGGTGATATTACAGGAGGATTGGCGAGATTGGCAATGCGGACGCCAAGCCCAGCCTCAATATCTGCAACCATGGCGGCGCCCATTGTGTCTTTCACCCAGCCCATAACCTGATCTTGCGTCAGACTGGCGTAGGGCGTGAAAGTTGAATCGGTGGTTTTATAGGGCACGTTAATAGTGCTGTAATTGGTGTCGGTGTAGGTGCCATCTGTGCCATTGACCCGCCAGTGAATGGTGAAAACAACGTTTGTCTTGCCATCAAACTGCGCGTAGCAGTCTATCTTTTCAATGATCCAAGTGGTGGTGACAGTCATTTATTTACCCTCCAGTTTAGCGAGACGAATTTCAAGCGCGTCGTTCTTGGCGGATAGTTCTTGGATGCACTTCATGAGCGCATACTGAAGGTCAGTCTGATAGATGGAGAGGTAATCGGTAGCCTCCCCATCTTTGTCTTTCCAACCGCTGTGATCTATCAATTCTGGCGCGACAGCATCCACATCCTGCGCAATTACACCGAGGTTCAATTCATCGTCAGTTTGGTCGTTGTAGAGGAATGTCTTGACCGGGATGGCGCATATCTTGTCGAGATATGACCCGGCAAGTTGAATGTCCTTCTTCATCCGTTGGTCAGAAAGATTGACGTTGTTGGCTGAGTAATTGGAGATGCCGCCATTAGACTGGACAGCAAACCTCAATGCAGTAGAGTCAATGCAATACAGCATTGCATTGCTATTTGCGTTAGGAGACGCATTTGTATAGTAAACCATAAATCCATTGGGGGATGCGTTTGAATTTATTGCCCTACTAACAAAGTTGGCGACGGAACCAGTCACGTTGAATTTTTCAAGATTTTGTGGGCTCGTCGTCCCCACCAGCAAATTGCCGCTGGAATCGAGGCGCATTTTCTCTGAGCCACCAGTGCAGAAATACTGAGCCCCTCCAACCATGCCAATTTCCGTGGCATTGGTTACGTTGTCGGAAAACTGCATATAAACGTCGCGCCCAGTAGCCTCTGACTGAACACGAAAAACTCCATTGGACCGGGGTGTTGTACCCGTCAGTGATGAAGTGAAGAGGCCAACAAATCCAGAAGTTGAAGCCGCCGACAACCTTGCAAGAGGAGACCCACCAATCCCCACATTTTGGCTCGTATCCACCGTCATCGCAGTCGTGCCAGCCGACTGGATCGTCAGTGCTGTAGCGGCAGGGCTAGTGACGGTTGGAACCGTCAACGTGCCCGTCAACGTGGGGGACGCCGACAATACGCTGCTTCCACTACCTGTGCTGGTCGTTACGCCCGTGCCGCCGTTGGTGACGGCAAGCACCCCCGACGAACTGACGCCTTCGGCAAGTATGGATAGGTTGCGAGATATGGTCATGGAGTTACCTCAACCCAATTCTTGATAGTCTCATCCCAGCGATACATTTTGTCGTCTGTTGGGTACGGTACGGGCGGCGCCCATGTCCACGTTGCCTCGTTCAGCGTCCAACTTGCGAAAGGTTGCGGCGCGTAAAATACATCATGCGTATGATCGTAAACGTATCCAATGCCCGCATAGTTGCCACGCAGCGCCACGCCGCCATCGGGTTGGCCGTCCGGGCCATAATGGACGCCGCCACGAGTATTGTAGCTGGTCTGTAGCCACTGGCCGGGTGAGCTATCCACAAAAGTACTGAAGAACTCTGGCTCCGCAACAATGACTTGGATGACCTTGCCATCCAGAACCTTGGCAAAGTGGCTCATGCTGTGTAGCTCCCAGAAGCAGTAAAGGTAAGAATGATGTTTGATCCGCTTGTGGTGACTGTTGGGGAACCGGTTGTTGTCCCGGTGTAATTGGAAGTTGGGATAGAGAGGATGGCAACGCCGCTGCCACCGTTTCCTCCGCTACCTGTATACGTTCCTCCGCCACCGCCACCTGTATTAGCAGTTCCCGCTGTGGCTGCAATGCTACCGCTTCCCTGAGCGCCGTTACCGCCGCCGCCCGCCCCGCCAGAACCCAACGAAGCGCCACCAGAGCCACCGCCGCCACCAGCATAAGTAACAGACGAACCTGTAACAGTTGATGCTGTTCCCGCGCCACCAGCGCCGCCAATATTAGCGGAACCATTCCCGCCAACTGCGCTTGCGCCACCACCGCCGCCAAAACCATTGCCGCCTGTGGCAACAGCGTTGCCGCCCGCGTTACCTTGTCCAGACGTACCCGATCCGGGTGTACCGGGAGCGTATGGCGTAGTGTTAACCGATCCTGCTCCGCCGCCTGATCCGCCGCTTAAACCATCCTGAAGAGTGGCGCTAAACGCACCACCGCCGCCGCCTCCAGTAGACGTAATGACGTTAAAAACAGAATTGTTTCCGCTTGTGCCTTTTGCAGAGCCCAAAGCTCCCCCAGCACCACCAGAACCGACCGTTACTGTGTAGGTGCTTCCTATATTTAAATATGTTGTCGATGCTTGATAGCCGCCTGCGCCGCCACCTCCTTCGCCACCCCCGCCGCCTCCGGCAACAACCAAGTAAGATACTGGATAAGACACTGGCGATTGAGCGAAACCTGAATATACGACCCATCCTTGAGTAGAGTCGATATAAACAAACGCTATAGACCCGCGATACCCTTTCAGTAAAGTATTAGATGTTGAAGTGTTTAATTTATTTCCATTGGGGGAAACGGTGACATTATTTGTAGGCCACGTTCCCGCATAATCTGTGATTTGCACCACTTGACCAGCAATAGGAGAAGCGGGCAACGTCACTGTCACCGCAGCCGACGTTGTATTCACGGGATAAGCGTTACCAGCAACCGCAGTGAAACTTGCCGTTTGAACCGGGTTCCAAACGAGCGGATCAGGCACACGGTAGTTAAAAGCTGAAAGTTGCTGAGAAACAGCCATTAGTAATCCCCACCAACTGCGTTAATGGCAATGGCGATGTTGGTCCCGCCAGCAGCAACGGTCAATCCGGCATATATGCGGTAGGTGCCCTGAATGTTAAGGCCGCCAAGGGGGACTGGAAGGGTGTAGATTGGATTGGTTGACGTAGCTAGGGCAGTGACTGCGGTGGCAGGAAGCGCGACTTCGCCAAGGAAGATATTGTTGCCCGCCGACGTGTTGGCAGAACCATTGTTGATCCAAAACCGGACAACTGTAGCGG